AAACTCTTAATGTGATCGGCGTCTAAAACGATGCTGGTCTTGGGGTCATATACTTGCCCAACAAAAGACGACTTTCCAGAACCGCCGCGACCCCCCAGCAGAATAAAGGTTGGCGGTGTCCCTTCGGGGGGCATGGCATTCTTAACAATCTCAGGTGACAGGATCTTATCCCTAATGGAATCATGCAGTTTTTTACGTTCTGCTGTCCAGACCCCGTCCTTCTTAAACTGGTCGAGGGTTTGTTCAATATTGACCAGTCGCGCATTGGCCTTGGCAATTTTTTCCTTGGTATCTGGCGGGAAATTGGCGAGCACCGATTCTTCACTGACATCGGCCTGATCGTGCGATTGCGCATAATCGCTAGCCTTGAAGGATGCGGCGGGGATGGGGTCTTGCTTGCCTAACACCGTGTTCGGTTGCTTGGGCTCATTCGCCTGTTGCTGCTCGGGGGTGCGGTTAGCCTGGAAGCCGCGCACCTCATGCCAATGGACATTATGGGTGCGCCCGGTCTCATCATCCACCTGGGCACCATGTTCGCCCACAGCCTTAACCTGGCCTTGGCCCTTAAAGGCGCCCGCTTCAAAGTGCAGCTTGTCCCCAGGCTCGACGTTATGGGTGCCATAGCCGGCTTGGGCGCCATAGGCGGGAGCCGATTCTTGTACCCTTTGAGCGGACGCCTGTTCCTGCCCTGGCTGGCGCCCCGGTCCTGGCATCTGCGGGCGCGCCGCCTGGCGCTTGTCGTCATGTTCTTTAACGACAGTCCCGTCACGGCGCGTGTATTGCTTAACGTGTGACTTGGTGAATAACAGAGGAATAGCAGGCATGGCTAGAGGCACCTATCGGAAATAGCTAGAGGCACCTATCGGAAGATGCCACTAGCGTAGCTTGACTCCACCCCCGGCCTAAAGACCGGGGATTCCTTTCCTGCTTCACAGTGCCGCTCATGCAGCAACTCCACAGGCAATCACCCGATGTCCTCGGGCTAACACATTGAGCGCGCCAACTATGTCGGCGTTCTCAACAAATCCACATTCCACACATTCAAAATTCGCCTGGGTTTTCCGGTTATCGGCAGAGGTATGACCACAAGCGGGGCAACAGCGGCTGGTATTCTTGGGGTCCACCTTGATAAGCGTTCCTTGCTGCCATGCTAGTTTGTATTCTAGTTGGTTAATGAACATGCCCCAGCCCTGGTCGAGAATGGATTTATTCAAACCAGACTTGGCTGCTACCCGCTTGCCGGGCTCGTCGATGGTGCCCTTGGCAGACCGACTCATATTCCCCACTTTCAAATCCTCGACCACGATAGCTGCGTGGTTTTTGCTTAGCTCAGTCGAGTGTTTGTGCAGGAAGTCTTTCCGCTGATTGGCGATGTGCGAATGAATCTTGGCGACTCGCGCCTTCTGTTTTTTCCAGTTGCTGGAAAATCTGGCTTTACGCGAAAGCGCCCGCTGGACTCTGGCCAGCTTCTTCTCTGACGCTCGGAATGCGCTGATGGGAGCAATAACCGAATGGTTATGCCCATCGGTGATGGTGGCGAAGTTGACCACGCCCATGTCGATACCCACAGCAGACGTGGCATTGCTGGTCGGCTGATGCTCGACCTTGCATAAGATGGTTACGAACCACTGTCCGGATACATGGGACACGGTAGCGCTGCGTATCTCGCCCTGGATGCGCCTACTTCTCCTGAAATGGATACCCCCCACTTTCGGTAGCACCACCACGTTGTGGTCGCCTTCGACGCGGACGCCAGACGGGAAGCGAATACTCTCCGTGCATCTGCCTTTCTTTTTGAATACAGGGATGCGCTTGAGCGGCTGATGCTTGTCGAAGGCGTCCTTAAAGGCTCTATCCAAGTCTTTCAGCTTCTGCTGGAGAGTGTGGGAATAGACTGTCTTCAAGAAGGACATCTCCTCGGACTGCTTCCAGAGTGTGAGCAATTTGCAGGTTTCCGCGTACCACATCAGCGGGTAGCCGTTCTCCAACCGCCACAGGTTCATAGCGAGTGTTTTGTTCCAGATGAACCGAGCCGACCCGACCGATTGGAGAAGAAAATCTTCCTGCTCAGTTGTCGGTTCCAGCCGAAACCTGTATGCTTTGAGAATATCCATGGTGGATATTGTACTACAAAATCATACAAAGGTGAAGCAATGGCCAAGGTTTTATTAAGCATCCGACTCGGCTCAGACTTGATGGCTGCGCTCAAAGCACGGGCCTCCCGCGAGAACCGCACGGTGTCTAACCTCATCGAAACCCTGCTCCGCGAGGCCATTGTGTCCCCGCCCTAAAGGGACGGGGCTTGTCGTTCCAGTCAAACGTCTGCGTGTCGCCCCGCCGCACCGCCTTGAAAAGTATCAACCTTTTATCCCCTCTTTTTGCCCCAACCGTGCGCGTATCCACGCGGCAAACTCTGGGTCATCGCCCGGCCTTGGTGGTGCCATGGGTATCCAAATACCCCGGCAATGAGGATGTTGCGTGCCCGCCGCCACCCAGTAGCGTTCCGACGGTGTACGCTCCACCAGTCCCTCGTCTGTCCACTTGCGTGGGCTGGCCGACCGCCCGATGTTGGTTTTACCAGGCCATACATCGGTATCACCATCTTTGTTGGGATCATCTGCCGCCACTACCTTGAACAGCCTGCCGTCGATCTTTTTGCACCAGGCGCAAGCCCCGTGATATTGCTCCATGCGCCGCACTGTAGCGCCGACCGGCTGTGAAGCAACAAAGCCTTGATTGGCTATTTCGCCGGCCTCAGTCACGGCAATGCGTCGCCAATCGCGATTAGCCGAGGCGAAGCGATCAAACAGTTCCTGTTGCAACTTACCCTCGTCGGGGCGCTCGCCACGGCTGCGCTGGGCCATGTGCGCCAGCACCGTCGTCTGAATTTGATGTCGCAAAGTGTCGGACATGGCGACAATGTTCTCACAGGCGCGTAAACGGCCATACTCCAGCATGGCCTGCTCCGCTTGGGGATAGTGGAACAACTGTAAGGCACCAGCAACGGTCAGAGGCAGGTCATGCGCAATCATCGCCACTAAGGGGTTTTCCAGGCCCGCCGCTTGCGCGCGACCCAGCAGATTAGCTTTGACCGCCAGCCACTCGCCGTCCATCTCCAGGGCGTCCTGCGGCAGATATTGCTGACAGAGATAGTCGATCAGCAAAGACCAGTCGTCCAGACTCAGGTGCGGCACACTGCGCAGATACGCCAGCACCTCTCCCTGCTCGTCCAGTGTCCAGGGGCGCCCATGTGTGGGGCGTAGCGCCGTTGTCCCTGCTTGGTAATAGTGTCCTGCCAACCAGGCGCTCAGGGCGTCCTGAAGTTCTTGATGACGGTCCAGGCCGCGCTGGGTAAACGCCTCGACCAAGGCGCGGATGAAGGGGTTTTCATGGGGCGCCCAGATATCGTGATCACCACCCTCGATCACCGCCTTATGTAGGGTGTCCAATGCGTGGTTGGTGCAATCACACGGCAAGGCGCCCAGATCCACCATCAGGGATTTAGCGAGCGGCGCATCCTCCTCCTCTTCCTCGGGTAAGTCGCCAGCCAGAAAAGACCGTTGCCCGCGATCATCTTCGATGATAGCGCCGTCCTCACCGCGATCCAGCACCTTATAGCGCCGTTCCTGGCGTTGCTTGTGCCCAAGCACGTCACTCCAGGGGATGCGATGCACCTCACCCGCAGCCGTCCGGCAAGTTGCCCCATGCTCACCATGAGCGGTGACACGGCCATGGGTTACACCGTGCTGCGGATGACGGTAGTAAACGTGGTCGCCTATGTCGGCATAATGGGCACCATTGGGTGCCGCATTAGGGTCCGGTACGGGGATCATGCCTCCACCCCTAGCCGATAGATGTATAGCTCGGGGTCCATGGCCTTGCGCATCTGGCCAAAATCAGGCGGAGGCGGCTGGCCGAAATCCGGTCCTGCCTCGGCGGTCGGTTGCTTGCCCGTGAAATCCGGTTCAGGCGGCTGGCCGAAATCCGGGCCGTCTTCCTCTGGTTCCTGCTCATCCGGCTCATCCGGCTGTTGCGGCTCTTGTGCATCACCCGGTTGCTCTTGACCGTAATCCGGTTGCGGTTGCTGTGCCGCTTGCTGCATTTGCAGCCAGGGGCCGACCAGGGACGGGTTTAGCGGTGCCTCACCTATAGGTCCGGGCATAGTGTCAAAACCTTCTTGCGCCCGCATCTCATTGACGGTCAGCACTAACCGGGCACGCTGATCGCGCATCTCCAGATCGTCGTCATCCAGTCCGGTCCAGCGGAAACAATACTGGTCGCTGAAGTCGTTGACGATGTAATCCGAAATCAATCCCTCGAAATACGACAATAACGGACGTAAGCCCTTATCCTTGGAGTCGGCCAGCTTCTCCTCAGTGTCACTACCGGACAGGGCGGAGGTATTGCCCGCCGTGAAACTGTCGAAACTGATCTCACTCGGGGACATGCCGTAAACGGAGCAAATGATGCTGGTCAGAAATGTCATCCATTTCGAGAACATCATCTCGTTAAATTCGATCCCGGTATGCTCAAAACTCGCCTTACTTTCCTGATCCTTGCTTACCAGTACCGGCACGGTCCATGCCGATTGCACCCCTTTAACCATGGCATTCCAGTAACGCCGGAAAGCGGACAGGTCATCCTGCGAGTAGTTGCCAGAAAGATGCAGAATACCCTTGGGGATAGCGTTTTCGCTGAAGCCCTTGATGTTGAGCGTCATGGCATTCAGAAAGCCCGTCACCACCCTCACCAGGAGTTCCGTTTCACTGAGCCCATAATTGCCCACCAGTACGTCGGCGCGCGGGTTACGGGCCTCATAAATAAGATCGTCGTAGGTATAGGCGGTGCGGATGCGGCCACCTACCACTTGCAGGGCGAAGATATCCGGGTCGCCCTGGTAGCCCCCCTCGGGGCATAGACGGATGGTAGCGCCATCCACGGCATAGAGACCGTCGATCCCCTTGCTTTTATCCTTTTTGAACTCGGTCTCAATCGCCGTCGAATCCAGCACCAGGCTATCGCGCACCAGTTTAGCCATGAGTTGCGGGAAGCTATCACGGTGCAGTTTCTTGCGCGCCCTCGGATTGAACTCCCATCCGCAGTTCATGACGAACCTGTTGAGCTTGTTAATCGTGTCCTGATCGCCAGCGGTCAGTTGGTGGTCAACCTCGACATGTCGAATGGTAAAACCCAGACCCTCACCCGACTCTTGGATGCGGCAAAAGCGCATCACTTGCCGCAAGCGGGTCAGGATGACGGCAGATAGCACCGGGGTCTGATCCACCAGGGAGCGCAGCATGACAAAAGGCAATCCACCGGGTTTCTCCAGGTAATCGCCTTGCAAGCCCAGTTGCCAGTCGTCCAGGTCAACAGACTGCATCCCTGGCTTACCCTGGCGCTTACTCGGGAAGGGCACGACGTTATGCTGGATGGCCTTGGTCATTGGATCACTGTGGGCGATCTCGATAATCTGGGCCAGGGTAGCCGGCTCAAGTATCCGCGTCGGTAGATGGGCCTGCTGGAGTTCGGCAAGGGCGGCGGTGCGTTCGTCTGGCGGGGCGTCGTCAGCGAAAGCGGTAGCGGCGGCGTGTGTGTTCATGGTAGCAGTGTGTAATCACGACAGAGATAAGATGATATAATCCACTTAGAAAACATCACCAGAGAAATCATGCCTGCAAAACTCACTTTGGACCGTTTTATTGAGCGTTCGCGCCTAGCCCACGGAGACCGCTACGACTACTCGCAGGCGCAATATATCAACAACCTATTACCCATCGTGATCATCTGCCCTAGCCACGGGCCTTTTATGCAACGCGCCGCGCATCACATGGACGGACATGGCTGTCCCCGTTGCAAGGCAGACTTAACCATTGCCCGATGCACTGACACACTCGACAGCTTTATTGTCAAAGCCAGAACCGTCCATGGGGAGACTTATGACTACTCATCCGTGTCCTACACCCGGTCAAATCAGCGCGTTGAAATCATCTGTCCCACACACGGGCCTTTTTGGCAGACCCCAAATAGTCATGTCTCATCAAAATCCGGCTGTCCAAAATGTGCTGGCAAATTCTTATCAACCGCTGATTTTGTGGCCAAATCTCAAGCCGTGCATGGGGGTCGTTACGATTATCAGAAAACCGCCTATCGACTGACTAAGGACAAAGTTACCATCACCTGTCCGGTCCATGGCGATTTTGAACAGATCGCTGAAGCGCACATGCTTGGACGTGGTTGTCGGTTTTGCTGGTATGAAGCCACCACCAGTCGAGGAGAGGATGACGTAGCGGCTTGGGTTGCCGAACTGGGTTGCGAAGTTATGCGCAATCGCCGCGACCTGCTGAATCACACGTTAGAACTTGATATTTATGTGCCAGAGCAACGGATCGGCATAGAGTTTAATGGCTGTTACTGGCATTCCGACCGCCACAACAAGAACACCCGGATACTGGAATCGAAATACCAACTGGCCAGCAAGGCTGGCATCCGGTTAATCACCGTCTGGGATTTTGACTGGCGGCATCGCCAGGATGTAGTAAAGCAGCATTTGCGTCATGCCCTCGGCCGGGATACTGGACCCACCTATGGCGCACGCCGCTGTAGTTTGGTAACGCTGTCCACCATCGAGGCGAATCGCCTCTATGCCGATCACCACCTACAAGGCGCCATGCGCGGCGGGGTTCTGCATTTAGGGCTTCAGTTTCAAGGCGAGACGGTCGCCTCCATGTCGTTCACCCAAGGCGCTACGCGCCGAGGCAAGCATCAGGATGGCGAATGGGAACTAGCCCGCTACGCCACCGCCGCACGGGTGCCGGGTGGAGCCGGGCGCTTGTTTGCCGCGTTTGTTGCCACAAAACGCCCCGCAGTCGTCTGGTCTTTCTCGGATCACCAGCACTTTGCTGGCGGCCTGTATCCCCGCTTAGGCTTTGTCCATGATGGCAATATACCTGCCGATTACCGCGTGGTTCACCCCGCCACCTTGCGTACTTGGCACAAGAGCCTGTGGCAACGCAAAAGCATCCCGGCCCGTTTGCGGGAATTGCGGTCGAAGGAGACCTTTGACCCCAACACTGATCCGCGCACCGAGCAACAGATGCAGAATCTGGTCAATGTGCTGCGCGTCTGGGATGCTGGCAAAGCCCGGTGGGCGTGGCGACCACATTAAGCGGCCAGCGCCAAATGCGTGACGACAAATTCTCCGCATCCTGGCGTACTCGCCTTAGTCGTAAAGCCTCGGTCCTGGCAGTGGCCATGCTTGAAGGAAATACAGTTGCCGCAGATAGTCGCCACGCCATGGGGGGACTCGACCTTGCCGTCGGGGATGAACACCTCGACGGGCGCGCCAGCGGTCAGTTCCATGAAGGATCGGGATAGTGAATCTACTTGGTCGTCGTAAGCACCATTGGGAAACATCCGCATTTCATTGATCATCGCATCGTTCCACGGCGCTTGCAGCATGAGCACATTCCCAACATTGATCTGCGCCGCCAGGGGTCCGGCGCGGGTAGTCTTATCACCCGACTCGGGACTAGCCTTGACATAAAATCCCGCCATCTCGCGCACCAGATAGCGCACTTGAGTTAAGCCCGCCTGGCCGGGATCTTGGGGGATAGCCACCGTACAGTCCACGCCATCACGGGCCGCTGTATTCTTAATGGCCGCATCACGTTCGTCGGGTCCGGCGCGCAGGCGCACGATATCAGCAATGATAAAACGCCCATCGGGCAGCTTGCCCAGTTTGGCGCCCACCGTATAGTCGCCGGTTGTTGTGCTGGCGAAGTCCCAGCCGCGCACCCACTGACAGCCTGCGGGTATCGCCGCCACGGGTTGCAGAGCATCGGGCTTGATGATGCCACCCGCCAGAGGCGCGGGGCGCTGGAGATACTGCCCGGCAAAGACATAGGGCGCCGCTTGCTCCATGCGCCGCAGGTCTGCCAGGGTGTGTTTCTCGGGCCACAGGGCGGTGCCATCGGGTTGGATGGCCGGGAGGCAAATATGCTCCCAGGTCTCACCGTTACCGCCATCCAGTAGCCAGCCGGCCAAGTCGGCCTCATGCAGGCGCTGCATGATTACCACCATGGGAGTCTCAGGCGAGTTACGACGGGATTCCAGTGTGTTCTGAAACCACTCGATCACGCCCTCGCGGATAATGTCGGATTGCGCTTCATCAGACTTTAACGGGTCGTCCACCCCGATAAACCCACCAAACCCAGCGCGGTGCTTCCCAGCCCCATAGCCCGTAATGGTGCCCGCTGATCCTACCGCATAGACAATTCCTCCCGCCGTTGTCCGCCATTCGTCCCTCGCCTTGCTGTCTTGCCGCAATTGCACCCCTGGATACATGGCTTGATAGACCGGCTGTTGCACCATGCCGCGCACATCCCAGGAGGAAGCGGCGGCAAGCCGGGAGGAATAACTGGTATAGATATATTCGCTATCCGGGGCCTGTCCCAATGACCAGGCGATGAAGTATTTAATGAGTTGCGTTTTTGAGTAGCGCGGCGGGATGTTGATAATCAGGCGGCGGCTCTGGCCATGAAAGACGCGCTCCAGGGCGGCGCAGATGGTTTCATGGTGCGGTGCCTGTTGCCATTGATAGCCACGGGCATCCAAAAACATGATTCTGACGAACCGATAGAAGTCCATCTGCCCATTCTGAGCAAACTGGACCGCCGCTTGGATATTTTTAGCCGATAGCATCGAGCAGTTCTTGTCCAGCCACCTTAAACTCTTCCACTGTTTTGAAGTTCTGTTGCTGGTCCGCCAGGTTGTTGTTGACTTGGATGGCTGTATCCGGCCCCTTACCCAGCACCGTTTCGCGGCTGATACGGATGGTGTCGGCCAGCAGGCGGTGCTCACCGATACTGGTGCCTGTACCGATTTTAGCGGTAGCTGTTACCGCATTGCGAATTGCCATATTGTTAAACAAGTCGATAAATTGCGACCGTTGTTTAACCTCGTCGTTGACCAAATTCTTTTGATTTTCAGTAAGGGCGGCAAGAAATTGATTTATTTCTATCTGACCGTTCACCAAAAGGTTCAGGTCTTGTGGTTGATTTTGAACAATTTTCGCAACAGTGTGGCGTGTAATCTTCATTTGTTTACCGATCCAAGTACAATTCTTTCCTACGCGCCAGTAGTCGATAATCTCCTGTCGCATTTTCTCTGTTATAAAAAGTCCCCTGCTCATAGTAGTGATACCTGGCCAGCGGGCCGTTTCGGGTTATGTGCCCGTGGGGCACGGGTACTAACTTCCCCGAAAATCACGGCCAGTTCTGCCGGCTGCTCGGGAGTTGGTTGTTCATTGCGTTGACAGCGCAGGCCAGCGTCGTGTCCTGAGCGGGTTTTCAGGCCGCAGCAACAAAGAGTGGACACGGGCACCGCCTGTTGTTCGGTGCCGCAGTTAGCGCACCTAACTATATGCACTCCTTGATCCCATCGCTCCAGAACACGGCCAAAGCACACTCGACAGACATGGTCGGTCAGACGCCAGGAAGGAAGGATTTTTGCGGCCATTGGGTGCGGCATAGGGCATTCCAGGGTGGACAATGGGTAGCGACATCGAGAATAGGCAGGCCGGGTTGGCGGCGAGCGGCGAGCAGCAGGGCCTCGGTAATACTAGCCACTTGCACATGTAAAGGCGGTGATCCAACGAGGTGGACATCCAGGGTGGTGATATGCAGTCCAACTGGGGGCGATGCGCGTCGGTAGCGTCCGGTTAGTACTTCGCGCTCGCGGTTAAAACAGGAAACACAGATTTGTTTGCGGACCAGACGCTGATCGGTCGCGCCGCACCTCAGACAGGCGCGGTCGGGTGGTGCTTCAGGTGTTGGCGCTTCCCCGGCATTCATTGCGCCAATTTCGCAGCCGCGACAGACGCGCAGGCTATCCCAGGGTTCAGCCTTTTTGGCGCGTTGCCAATTTTTCGCACAGGAGGTCGTGGTTAGTCGTAATTGGCCCGTATGACGTGGACATTCAAACAACTCGACCATTGTTATCTTGTTCCTGGTAGGGTATTGGGACAGAGTTTAGTACAGATAAATACGGATTGCACAACCAATATTCGACAGGAGG